TTCTTGGCACATTCCCTCCTCAGTGTAAGCGTCACAGGTGTGACAACATTGTGGCTCGACGAGCAGCCTTAGCTCCTCCATCTGCTCAAAGTATTTGACAACTTCTGGCGGTTGTTTATGTCTCATATTTTCTCCTGACGACGTTAAAGTAGCGTCCATTTTTTTCGTAGATAATTTCTGATGGCGGCGTCGATTTGTTCAGCACAACGCTTGCCGCGTACAGACCGTCGGCGGCAATAAGCTCTTCACGACACCCGCTCGACTGAGATATTTTTTGAATCTCGCCGACCGCTTTCTGTCCTGCAAACCCTGGGTTGAGGACGCAAAAGTATTCGTCGATCGGCTTGTCCGACAGCCTGCCGTAGTACGTTGCCTTCAGCATATTGTTGCCTGCTCGCGACGTGTACTCGCTCCAAGACCAAGACTTCACCGGCATCTGTAGCTCTGAGTCTGCACCCATGATGTCGTCATCTCGCAGACGCAGCCTCTCGTATGGCTCCTCGCTCGGCGGCCATTCGTATCCGCACTCGGGACAAATCATCACGCTGATGTGAACGATTTCGCAGCAGGCGTCACAAACCTTGATCGGCGCTTCTCCGCCTCCGCCAGACTTGCTTGGCGGTCTAACTCTTGTAATTGGACCGTGCGTCTCGACGTTGCCAGCAAAGTCCAAAACTAGGCAACTATCGGTGTGAGTTTTGGGCCGCAGACCTCGGCCAGCCATCTGAACGTAGAGAGCAGGACTAAGCGTTGGTCTCAGCATCGCGATCAAATCTAGATCTGGAAAGTCAAATCCAGTCGTCAGGACGTTTGCATTTGTCAGGGCTTGAATGTCGCCGGCCTTGAATCGTTTAAGGATTTCTGTCCGCTGAGCCATCGGCGTTTTTCCTGTCACGCAAGCAGCGCCAATCCCTGAGCCTTGAAGCGTTGCCGCAATGTGCTCGGCGTGGTCAACGCCAGCGCAAAATAAAAGCCAGTGCTTGCAGTCCCTGCCTCTAGCAATGACTTCTTCGACAACGAGCGTGTTGTTGTCGTCAGTGTCTACTGCTCGCTGCAGCTCGGACTCGATATACTCGCCGCCTCGCCTGTGAACTCCCGCGACACTAAGCTTGGTGTCCGTCTTCTTGCTCCGCAACGTGCAGAGATGACCCTTAAAGATTAGCTCTTCAATCGTGACCGGCTCGATCCTGTCGTGAAATAGCGCGCCTGCCTCGTCAATGTATCCATGCCCGAGTCTGAACGGCGTAGCTGTCAAGCCAATGACCCTGATCGATGGGTTGATGTCAGTTAGGCTTTGGATCAGCTCTCGATAGCCTCCCTCCGCTTTGTGAGATATCAAGTGACACTCGTCAACGATGATCAAGTCGATATGACCAACGTCGAGCGCGCGCTTTCTGATCGACTGAATCCCAGCAAAGGTTATCGGCTCGCCAAGATTCTTTTGCCTGAGTCCTGCACTGTAAATTCCCAAGGGAGCGCCGGCCCAGTGCTCTCGCATTTTGTTAGCGTTCTGCTGGATCAGTTCTTTAACGTGGGTCAGCATTAGAACTCGCGTCTCCGGCCAGTTAGTCAGAGCGTCTTTACATAGCTCCGCTACGACGTGGCTCTTGCCAGAACCTGTGGGAAGGACTAGGCATGGATTGCCATCGTTATTCTTTAACCAGTCGTACAGCAGGTCAATAGACCTTTGCTGGTAGTCTCTAAGTTTCACAAGTCTAAACTCTTTTGAATTTGTGATAACTCTGCCATTTTAGAAAAATTAATCTTTTTATCACCTTTGGTAAAAAATAAAATAGGCTCTGCGTTGACTCCGTTTTTCTTCCTAGAAGTTATCTCGTAACCAATTACTCCTTGAATGGAGCAGTTACTTAATGAAGATAAACAATAGTCTATCAACGGCTGGCAGATTCTGTTGTATTCGTGATTGGCATAGCAGTCACTAATATTGAGAGCGAGAATTCCATTTTCCTGCAGCGAGTCCCACGCAAAAGTAACCATGGGATACAAGAACTCCGTCATCCAGTCGTTAAACTTTTTAAACTTTGTGTGAGACTGCATATCTCCTTGGTACTTTTCAATCTTGTAATAAGGAGGAGAAGTAAAAATAAAGTCAAAATAATCTTCTTCAGGACAATCAATCTCGCTGCCCCTGTACTCAAAAGACAAATTTGTTTTGGTAAGAAAAGTCTGTTGCTGAAGTGCGTATCCAGTAAAGACTAAAGGGTTTACATCTCGACAATAGTAAAAGTCTGCATCCACACTCATCGCCGCAGACAATCTATCTCCCCAGCCGCCACATGGATCGTAAATTCTCTTTGCCTCGAAAAGTGAATAAAGACACTTTGCGGCAGAAGGTCTAAATTGAGACGGAACGTATCCCCGCATTGTCAAAGCGCTTTTGTGGCTATCTTTGTAATAGATAGAATTTTCAATATTCTTTCTTAGTTTTTGATCGTACCAAGCTCTGATAGGAGAGGGAGCAGTCAAGCTGTCGCAGGCCACTCTTGATTGCCAATGATAAAAGTTACTACTCTTATTTCCTACATTGCTTTTTGTAATAACGTAAGGAAGGCATAGGTCTGCATCAATTACAGATCTGCTGGTCCATTCTTTTTCTTTTAATAAAGTTTTAGCATCAAGCATTTGAAGAGAGGCGTAATCAATCATTGCCTCTTTTTCAGTTGGCCTGATCAAAGGGAATTGTGGAAAATTATTCACTTAATAATTCTCCCGTCGAACGCCTTCCTCAACTCTGCCGCGTCACCGCTGGCGCAAAGCTCTGGGTTAGCGATGATCTCCTTCCCAGAGTACCCAGCCTCGCCATTCAAGACGTCCTTGCCGTCTATCACGTAGATAGTTTCCCACTGGCTTTCGGCCTCTTTCCTTCTATAGGGAACAAGGTCTGGATGAACGACGTGACTGTCGCATCCTTCCTCTTGAAACTTTAAAGGGATCTCGCTCCCGCCGTGACGCTCGCAGTTCCACGTGGAACCTTCTGTGGCCGTGGCATGAGCGCAAGTCCTGCAGTTCGCTTCCTTAGTCGGCTCCTGTTCGTGGCAGAAAGAATAGCCAGCACAAAACTTGCAAAGATACCAAGACGGACTTGCCCCAGTACACGGTTCTGGCATTCTGTCAGAGAGCGCAATTCTTTTACCTCGATCGACTGCAGCCTGAGCCACTTTCTTGTTTAGCTTAACTCGCTCGGTGTAAAGCTGATCGTCGTCTTTGCAAACGGCGACGTATAACGCTCGATCAATTTTCATCCCCAACATATAAGCTTGCATTTGAATGAAGTGATTGTAATGAGATTTTTCTACGCTGGCTGCAGAGACGAGCTTGCCAAAGCTTTTCTTTCCATGAGTTTTGAACTCAGCGACGTGCTTTGTTTTTTCAGCCCCTGGAACGCCAGCGTGGATTATTCCGTCTAAGCTGCCGCTGATATGACCGCCGAAATCAACCCGAGACTGGCTACCGTCAACGTCTATTCCAGCTCCGCGCAGGTCGGCGATGAAGCTGTCCTCTTCTAAATTTCCGCGCCTAAACAGCCGGAGCATTCGACCTTTAAACTTTTCCAAAACAGCCCAACGGAAAGATAGCCAAAGCCATCGATCGCAATGGTGACCGAGGACGCTGCAGCCGAGGTGAGGTCTCGGCGTTTCCTTTCGGCTTTCGTGCGCCTCGTCGATCGCCTCGATCAACAAATTTCTGGGCAGGTTTATTTTTGACATTTGGCAATCTCCACCAGCTCTAAACAAAAACTAATCGCCTCTTGTCTGTCTGCAGAAAATCCGACGCACGGTTTGTTTCCGTTTCTGAAAAATGCCTCATACACGCCGTCTTTTCCTTTTGTTATTTCCAGCTTCGTAATTCTCATTTCGACTCTCCCGTTTTCCACAGACGATGACTGTCGCCTTCAGTAAATCCTTCGCAGTCCATAGACATTCTTTTAAAGGCATTGAACAGACCGCGCGCTTTCTGATAGTCAGAAAATAAAATTGAGTCTCCGACATTCATTTTTTTTGCCAACAACTCCCATCTTTCCTTGCGACTTTTGACGGGTATATTTTTTTCTATCACTAAACTTTCTATATCCATCATTTTCTTCATTCCGGCTCTCCCGTTTTAAAAAAATGAGGGCCGAAGCCCTCGTCCCCCTACTTCTTTGCCCACGGCGGGCTAGACGCGCTGTCGTCTTGGGCCTCTTGCGCTTTTGCTGCAGGAGCTGCAGGCTTAGGCATTGAGCTACCCTTGCTCGATTTCCATCCTTCCACATCGTTTCCAGCGGGGTACTCTGTTCCGTCTTTCCCCACGCTGGGTTTAGTCACCTTTACTTTGATGTCGAGATTCCTTGGAGAGCCGTCTGGTCCTCGCACTAACTCGTCACTGTCCTCAACGGTCGCCAAGCCAATTGCGCGCATCAACTCTCCGAGATTTTCTAATCCAATTTTCTGAGCAATCGGCGTAGGATTTCTAGTGTTGATGTTGCCGAAAACAACTCGACCTTCTTGCGTCGGTCCAGTGATGTCATACCTGAGCTTGATGTACTCGCCAGTTCCCGCGTTGGTCGGCTTGACCTCCGCGCTGTGTACCACTGCGCTATACCAGCCAGCAGGCAACGGATCGTATTTATTTTCCGAACCGCCCAGATCGTCTACATTAAAAGTCTGTCCTAAATTTGCCATTTTACGTTTCTCCTTCAGAGATTTTTTCGATTAAAAATGATGGCCGCTTGGCCGAGGTTGTCAGAGCCTTTTCTAATGGCCCTGTTATTTCCGTACTACTTTCCTTCCAAATAGTTTTTTTCAACTTTGGCTCCCATTTGAACAGCGTTGAGAGATGGCCGGTCAAGCCTTCATCGCGAGCAATTCTTTGTAGCTCTTCGTTGTCAATCGCGGTTTCCATGCGCGCGGTAATCTTCACCTTAAAGCCGTCTACCTTCACAGTCTTAGATTTTCCTGCAGCAACTTCGTTTGAAAAAGACTTGACGATCTCGTCTTCTATTTCTCGACGAGCGTTCATGGCATTTTGTTCAATCTGTTTTTGCTGTACCCAGTCTTCGTACAAGCTCACGACTCACCTCCTATTTTTGAAATGATCTCCCCGAGGTCACAACTTTCCCACTGGTCCAGCTTTCCTGATCGATCCTTGGCGAGCCAGAGGCCATCACCGTCGGTTAGCAGTGCTCGTTGGGTAACGCCGTCTTCATCCTTCTCAACTCGTAACGCCAACACCTCGTCGAAAAAGTACGGTAACTTTTGAGCTGTTTTGTTTCCGGGAAGGCTAGGGAAGTAAAGCACTCGACCCATTTCGTCCGTCTGCTTCTCAAGCTTTGCGGTCATTACGACGTGAATCGGCAAATCTCTAAAAGCTCTTATCGACTCGCTGAGCTGCACGTCCATTTCTCCATAAGCAGCTCGGCCATCTGCCAGCGTTTTCTTTTGCTCGGCCAGCAACACTTCTGCAATCTCGCTTATGCTGTCAATCATGACGCTTTCAAAGTCGCTGTCCTTTACAAACGAGTAGGCTTCGTGCAAATCCGTCATCGAAGTAATTTCGACATAGCTCACGTCGCTGTCTTTCAATGAAAGCAGTCCGCTCTCTGCGCTTATAATCAGACACTTCGGAAGCGTCTTAGCCAGCGTCGTCTTACCCGCTCCTGCTTGACCGTAAATCAGAAAGTTGTTGCCCTGAGCTGCAACGTCCTTGGTGCTTTTTAATTTAATACTCATTTCTTTCTCTCCTTTTTTTAAGTGGGGCCGAAGCCCCGTGAGTTAAGCAATTTCCAGATCGCTCTCGGCAAACACATCTAAGCTTCGTACCTGTGCTATTTGATCAGCCACGTCCTGCCGATCCTGCTTGTTCTTAAAAGACCGAGAGCAGGTGTTCAGCAAAAACTTGTAGATACTTTCGTCGCTATGACCTTCGCCGATGAAGCGCACAATGCAGTCGCCGGGAGTTTCGTTAAGCTTGATTTTCATTACGCTTTTTTTAATCGTCATTACAATTTCCTTTTGGTGATGGGGCCGAAGCCCCGTTTAGGTTTATTTTGGCTTGCCAAAAACGTGGCTAAAATAATTGCTCAGTCTTGGCGTGGTTCCTCCTTGTTTCTTAACTTTTTTAAACTCTGCGTGAAAACGCTTGGGAACTTTTTTATCTTCTCTGCCGATTGAGTCTTTAAAGTGTTCTGGCAATTTGTCGTCTTCGACATAGGCCCAAGTTCTGTCCTCCAGAGAAAAGTCTCGAAACACATCTCTCACTAAGACCAGTCTTTGCCAAGCCCCTCGCTCATCAGGAGTTGGGTCTGCTAGGCGCGTTAAGCAGTCAGAATGATCGTGATCATCAATTTCAATAAATTTTTCTCCATCCTCATCAGTGTTGAAAAAAACAGTTTCGTGATCCCACTCATAAGTTGTTATGTTTCCGTTTTCTAAACTCATTTTGTTTCCTCTTTTGTGCTTTGTCGGAACAATTCCGGTTAAGCTGTTTGCTATTCTATTCGCATTGGCGCATGATTGCCAACTCTTTTCGCAAATTAATTAACATACGAGGTGTATCATGACACTGCAA